CTCTTAAACTCATCAGCCTTCTCTCTGGAGAACGCTGTGGTGCGGCTTTCTTCCTGGGTGGGCATCGTACCTCCGGCTCGGCTGGAGAACGCATTGATCCCATAGGGAGAGTTCTCCGTCCCTGGCACCGCTAACCCTGCGGGCTGGGGCGCGGGGGGCAGAGGCAGCGCAGAAGGGGCACTGGGCTTCAACTGGTTGGGGTCCTTGATCTCGGGCATCGCGATAGCTGATCCTGGAGAGTTACTCTCGAAGGAGTCTGCCGTAGCCTTCTCTGCCAATCCCAGATGAGCTAAGCGCTGCTCTACACCTTTGAGTCGTGACATGAACTGATCGTGGGGCAACCCCTTGATGGAGGCTAGCTCCTCTTGCACAGATTTCAGGATTGGAGCATAAGGGTCCTCGTGGGACATCTCCTCCTCCGAGACGTAACCCTTGTCACGGGCTTTGAGGACCTTGTAGATACCTTCATGGATTAGTTGTAAAGCTTTCTGTGATTGCGACATCGTTCTCTTCCTTTTCCGCAGCGGCATACATACCGATGCCTTCTTGAACGTCAACTTGCCAAGTTCCTGGGCTATCCAAACGACGCATACAAGCGTCGATCAGTTTTGATAAGCAACGGCTCAGTGTCCATTGCATATCGTAGTATAGAATTTGGAACACTTCAATCCCGATCTTTACTAACTCGTCCACCTCTCTCCTATCCATAAACTTCTTGGTGGTAGTTCCTGGAAGAAGAATGATTGAGGAGTGCTGTTGATCGGGGAATCGCTTGTTGTTCACCTTGATCACAAAGCGTCCTATAACTTTCATCACCCGCCCCATGTCATTCTCATCCAGGTTGGCTTGGATCCCCAGATGGCGGCTCCTGCCACGAAACAGAAGGGTGGGTCCGGTGCTCTCGGTCAGTGCTTTAGCTCTCATCGTTGACTCCTTATAAGGGTACTGGCGTTTCTCCAGACCCAACTTCAATAGGTTTTTGAATCCCCTCTAACGCTTCACTACCATCAGGCTTTGGGCCTCCCACGGGCTTTTGTGTGCGAAGTTGCTCCGCATTACCGGGGGTAGTGTTTACCGCAGGGACCTTCTTGGCTTGGCTGAGTTGCGCCAAGGTGAGGGTCAGAGGTTGTTTGACCCACGGTTCGGTGATGTTTTCCAGCTCCGTATTCAAGATCTGGCCCGCTTGTCGCCGCGATTCTTTGGGGGTTAAGACCCCAGAGCTGGTTAAGCCCTGAACGATGGTAGCCATTGTCTGCGGATCGGAAGCTAGTGGAGAGTTTGATACAAACTTCCATAGAGTAAATCCAAGATCTAGAAGAATAATTCGATTCATAAAATCATCAAACTCATCCCTCTCTGGTTGATAAATCTGCTGCTCACTAAAACGCAGCGCTGCGTCGTTGCCCGCACGATTAGCTCCCTCCACAATACCCGTCATAATACGAGGTTGGCGGAACGCCGTCCCTACAGAATCCTTATTATCTTTAATGTACCCCAAAAACTGCCCATCTTGGAGCTGTGCCCCTGTGAGGGTCTTGAGTTCCATCTTGATCTGGGGCGTTTGAAACCCTGGCTGTGGATTACTCTCAGCAGCCAAGATCATAATATCGTGGGCCTTGTCACGACCCTTTTTCATCTCCTTCAAGTCCTCACGTATGGTCTTGATCGTATCTTGGGTCACATGTGCTCCCGAGATAAGCAGGGCCATAGGTCCGACAGTGTTATTATCGAAGTAGTCGTGATTCACCTGCTCGGCAGCCAGGTTCCCCAACACCCCGAACATGACACCTACCCAACGCGGGATGCCATATGGGCTACGCAAAGATTCCACTTGAAAGTGTATTACCTCGTGAGCATACTCCTTATTCTCTTCGATAGGTGTGTTCGCATCGACTACCATCCCCGTGTCCGGGTCAATGGTTCTAGGATCCCCAAACTCTTTAAAGTAACGCAGGCGACCCATATACTCTTGCACATATCTTCGGTAATACGTTAGGATCTCTTTCTTACCAACTAAAGTATCCGATACCCGGTAGGGTCGGATAGATCTGGTAGGCTCCCTATCCACTTCCGTAAGTCTCATGGAGATTGTAGGAAGCATGACAAAACCCTGAATCTGTTTCGATACCGGATCCCGCAATACTTCCCAGTAACCGTTGCCCGTCGTCTCTACTTCGCGGCGGGTAAGCCGTCGCAACTTCGTCAACGAAATGCGCCCCCCACACTCCTGTAAGAACGAAAGAATGTAGGCCTGCTGCATCTCCATATCGAAGGAGAGGGATTCTAGATAAGCGTCCACCTCGGCATCACTGGGCCGTTGTTTGAGAGGGGTACCCTGGGCACGGGCCCGCAGGTACATATCCTGACGGGCCTTGACCTTTGCCGTCTCGCTGGTAGGGTCAATGGTGGGTACCAACCTGTACCCATACCCGTCAATATTGATCTCCATTGCCGCAATGTTCTGTGGTAATGAGGAGGAATCCTCCATCATTGCTACCATCCAGTCGGGGCTATAGGGGGGCTCGATAACGCCAGCTCGCGATAACGCATCCTCACGATCTAGCGTTTCCGGCATACTCTGTGTCAACACAGGTTGTGCCGGTCCTATTGTCTTAACCTTGTAATATTGCATCGCGGCTTGTGCCGGACTCATTCGGAAGGAGATACCCTCCTCAACTACTATCTGGGGTTCGGCGGTAGCCCCACCTACCTTAAATACTGTTTGGTCATTCATAGATTAAGCCCCCACCCTCGCATTGTAGCGTGCATCGGTCACCCCACCTCCACTGGGGGTGGTACATACAAGTCTGTAGTACTGGTAGTGTGCATATATAAAATATAGTTCAGCGGTCCCATCTACCCCCGTTTGTATGTCCTCCCAAGCTACACCCTCATTTGAACCCTGAATACTGTAACGGGTAGCAGCATCTATTTGACGGAACCAAATCACGCGGTCAAAGTCTGATTTACAGAAGGCCACGGGTGCCCCATTCGATGCGATAATAGGTGCATCCATCACGATATGTTTACTCGTGCTCATAATTCCTCTTTTTGTTGAAGTATACACAATGTCTGTGGGCAAACCCCCACTACTGGCAACACACTTTAGACGTAAGTAGGGGTAGCTGATAGTAACATTGTAAACTCCCACCCCGGTTATGTGGGGGGTCGTTATCACGTAATCAATAAAAGCCGTCTCCCATGTTACCCCATCTAACGACCCCTGCACCTCGTACCTCGTTGCAGGATCTATCGCTCTTACAAATAAGAAGGTCTCTATAGAAGCATCTCTTGCCAGAAACTTGATCGGATTACCCACTTGTCCATTTATTAGGGGGGCATCCACAGGTTGTTTATAGGTACGGAAGTTCCTTGCAGATTCACGAGCCGATAGTCGTATTAATGTAGAACCTCCCCCACTCGCATTTGTACATACTAAACGGTAGTACCTGTAACCTACAGGTACGGTTGTCAGTGTAATAGTATTATTTATTCCTGACCTTACAGAGTCCCATGTTACTAGATCATCTGAACCCTGTAGCGTGTACACCGTGGCAGGGTCTATGTTGACAACCTCTAATCGTAGTTCAAAATGATTGTAGAAATTACCAACAGGGAGTCCATTACCCAATACTAGGGGGGCATCCATTGTAACTGTACGTGAGTGGTTCATGTATTCCTACCCGTTGGTTGTGTACCTATTAAACATGCGTGGTATCGTGGGTACCATAGTACGGTATGGATCGTTACTAATCAAGCTCACTGATAGAGAGGCACTCTGAACATACTCCCCATAACGTGCCCCCTCTCTTGCAATCCAGCTTGCCATCAGGGCGTCACCAACGTGAGCCCCACGACGGTAGAACAGCATATTGGATATCCAAGCATCGATATTTTTATGCCCTGAAGTTACGGAAAAGGGGTTGTCGAGGGGGTTGACTTTAGAAGGTATGATCCACATTCCTTTTGAAAGTTCTACAGAAATAGACTCTACTCCAAAGTCCGGGTGATTCTTATTAGATCCTGTAGTAAAAGGTCGGACAGCGTCTTTAGCCTCTTCCTCTTCCATCCACTGTACAATGTAGTCCTGTCCTTGGTTATTCTCTACATATATGATTCCTCGGTATCTACGGTAAGTCTCATTTATCTTATTCACGATCTCTCGAGGACCATACTGTCCGATATCAACCCAAAGAACCTGACGTTGTTTGTTCGCTTTGCAGAGCACGGTGAAGAGTACTGTGAAGTCCCGCCCAGCACCCTTCTTGATACCCAAGTCTACGCCCGTATAGATAAACTCCCCCGGCTCCAGTTGCCAGGGGGCCACCTCAAACACTGGTTCGTATTCGTACCCCAGCTCCAGCGCAACCCGTATATCCGCCTCTGTGAAGAGGGAGGCGCTGTCATCCCTAGCTTCACAAAGCATCTGTCGTGCGAAGTCGGCTGGGGCTAATGTCGCCTTCTTCTCCAGAAGACGTTTCATTGACCACACTTCGGGCCAAGATAGGGTTGATTCATCCCAGGTGAACCTATTTATGATCGGGAACTTACGGGTGTACCAGTGGGTTTGTGCCTCCATCCGGTGCATCAGGTCATCAGGGTGGAATGGGGTTCCGATCGATATGACCTGAGCATTCTCCGTCAAACGAGACAATACCTTGTTCTGAATGAAGTCCCATGT